GTATCTTTGTTTCTTGAAGCTCAAATTATGAATATCGTAGAAAGAAATTTACAACCAAGAATTACTAAACGTGATTTAGTAAAATATCTAAGTGAAGGTGATAACTTCGCAACAAAACACTTACAAAGTTGGGGAAACACAAAACCTGCCAAAGTTAAAACTGAGGTAGGTGAACAAGCACCATCAACAGCACCATCAAAACCAAAAACATCACCAACAACAAAACCAGGAAAACCTGGTACAAAACCTCAAAGACCACCAAGTCCTTTTAAAAATCCTAATCCGGGAGAAAAAGAATCTCCAAAGGCTAAGAAAGTTTCACCCGAAAAGGCGAAAGATGAGGTTATAGATGTTATTATGCAACTTTTACAAAAATAAGAAAATGGCAAAAAAATTAAAAGAACAGATAGATTACGGTAATAGACCTGAAAGAATGGACCCCAGTTTGGAAAGAAAATTGGCTAGTCCTGATAGTTTATACGCTCAAAATCCTGCAATGAGGAAAGGAGCCGCCGATGTACAAAGATTAGTTAGCCAAAGATTTGGTAAAGTTGCCGACAAACTTAAAGAAGTTACAGGTAATCAAAATATTAGTTCTCAACGAGTTCAACAGATGATTTATAATGAGATGATGACTAAACTTGGAAACATTATGAGAATTGAAGCATCTCATAGAGAACAACTTGAACAATTAGCTGTTGACGCTTGTTTAGAAGAACAAGAAGTACCTGAAGGAGTATATCAAATAGAACCTCATTTAGGTGAACAACCTGATACTTCAGATTTCAGATATCAACCAGAAGAACCCGAAGATGACGAGGAAGAAGATGACGAAGAAAAAGATGAATTAGAGATTCCTTCATTTGATGTTGAAGATTTAACTGATGAAGAAGAATTAGAATTAGAAAAACATAAGAGAAATATTATAAATGCTTTGATTCAAGGAGCAGCGAAAAAAGGACATTACCTTTTTCAAAAACCTGATGTTAAGGCAAAATTAGATGAAATTGACCCATCTCTTTATAGAGATTACTTAGGTATCATGGCAATTAATGATTTCATGTATTTTACAATGGAACAAATGATTGAGATGATGAGTCAAACAGGTCAAGGTGTTGCGGGTAAAGTATCGTTAGAAAATGCTGATGAAGAAGGAGAAGAAGGTGGAGAAGAAGAAAGTGAAGAAAAACCTGATACAAAAATTGTCGCGGTTGGAATGATATTCCCTATTTTATGTCATGAAATTATTAAAGGATTAGAAGAAGCTAAGGGAAGACACGGACACTCACAAAATAAAAGTATTAGAGATAAAGTAAGAGGAGCTGTGGATGTATTATCTAACGAACCGATGCAATTAAGAATAGGACCTGAAATTGTGGAAAAACTTAGAAACGCACTACCAGATTCAATGTTTGATGATTCAAACAAGGGTCTAATAAACTGGTTCCATATCTTGTTATACCAAATACCAGCTCAAGAATTCTTGGAAATCATAGGAAACGCCATCTCTGAAGATGCGTCTAAAGTAAGGAAGGCAACTGCAAGATTTGAAGAAATCATGAAAGAAGCTCAAACTATGAAGGGCGAATTTGAAGATTATCAGGAAGAAGAAGGAATTGATTCTGAAGATGATAAGGATGAAGATGACGATGAAGGATTGGATGATTTCTTAGGTAGTTTGGGGATATCAAGACCCAAATAATAATTTGTGACTAAAGAACAATTAATTATAGAAGTAACGAAGTGTATGAGGAACACACCTTATGCACTTCGTACTTATTTACAGACATACGATAATACCGTATCAAAATACGTTCCATTAGATTTATTCCCCGACCAAGTAAGATTAATCGAAGATTACGATAACCACAATGAAAACATTGCGTTAAAATATCGTCAGGCAGGTGTATCAACAGTTACAGCTGCATGGGCGTCAAAAAAACTTGTATTTGCCAAAAAACAAAAACCAGAAAAAATTCTAATCATTGCCAACAAGTTAGATACCTCTGTGGAGATGGCAAACAAAATTAGAAGTTTTACAGAACAATGGCCAGCTTGGGTTGGTGTTGGATTTTCACCCGATAAAAACGCACAAAGACACTTCAAACTTACTAATGATTGTGAAGTTAAGGCGGTTGCAACATCAAAGGATGCCTTGAGGGGTTATACCCCAACTATCCTTATTTTTGATGAGGCGGCGTTTATCGAGGCTGATGGGGATTTTTGGTCAGCGTGTATGGCCTCACTATCTACGGGTGGTAAGGTTATTGTTGTATCCACACCAAACGGATACGATGCAATTTATTATGAAATTTATGACCAAGCGTTAAGAAATATGAATGATTTCAAAATTTCTGAGATGTATTGGCATCGTGACCCAAGATATACAAGAGATTTGTATATGGTTAAAACAAATGATTTAGTTCACTTTTTATTGAATAGAGAAGATTATCCTAAGGATATTGTGGTTGATTTATCAATTGAGAATCCATATGAAAGAGACCACTCAATAGTAACTTCATATATTGAGCAAGGATATAAACCTTGTTCTGCATGGTTTGAGGGGATGGTAAAAAAATTGAAGTTTGATAGACGTAAAGTAGCTCAGGAGTTGGAATGTAACTTCTTGGGTTCGGGTGATAATGTGTTTGATTCTGAATTAATGCAGAACATCTCCAAAAACCAGTTAAGAGAACCAATTGCCAAAATGATGGGTGGTTCTTTATGGATTTTTAAAGAACCTGAGAACGGTCACAAGTATGTTATGGGTGTAGACGTATCCAGAGGTGATTCTGAGGACTTTAGTTGTATTCAGATAATCGACTTCGATACAAGGGAACAAGTCCTTGAATACGTCGGAAAAGTCCCACCAGACATTACTGCAGAGATTGCCTACAAGTGGGGAACTATGTATAACGCATATTGTGTTGTAGATTTAACGGGAGGTATGGGTGTTGCAACGGCAAGAAAAATGCAAGAGTTGGGATATCAAGGTGGTATGTATGTCGATAATGTCGATACAAGTAACAAGTGGAAATATGACCCTAAGTTAAATGAAAAAATACCTGGTATCAATTTTAATAATAAGAGAGTGCAAATAATTGCATCATTAGAGGAAGCTGTAAGACATGATTTCAAAATTTATTCTCATAGATTGTATAATGAAATGAATACTTTCATTTACGTTAACGGTAGACCTGACCATCAAAAAAACCATCATGATGACTGTATTATGGGAATTTCTATGGCGATTTATGTTGCAGAAAAATCTTTTCAATCTTTAACTAAGGTTGTCAATCATACTAAAGCAATGTTAAACTCATGGGCAACAACTGTAACTGAGAATAAAAATTCTTCTGAGTTCTTTAATCCTATGGTACCTCAAATGGGAAGAGATAGTCGACAATATAATTCCGGCCCGTCCAAAAAGGACTATCAAGAATATGGGTGGTTATTTGGTGGCAAATAACTATTTATATTATTAAAGAAACGAGTTAAAATTATACCATGAGCGAACAAAATCTGACCGTTTGGCAACGTTTATCCAAAACGTTTGGTCCAAATTCTTTGTTGAATCAAGATTATCCTACTTTCAAATTTGATAAGAAGGAGTTGTTACGTACAACAAATCGTGATGAATACGAGAAGGAAAAATTACAGGCACAACAAACATTTTATTTATCAGGTCAATGGGCGAAGGTTGAGAATAATATGTATTCTCAAGCAATGTATTATGAGCCAACAAGACTTTCAGCTCAATATGATTATGAATCAATGGAGTATACTCCTGAGATTTCAGCGGCCTTAGACATATATTCAGAAGAATCTACAACAACAAATGAAGATGGTTTTATTTTACAAATTTATTCAGAATCAAAACGTATTAAATCTGTATTGGCGGATTTATTTAATAACTCGTTGGACATTAACACTAACTTACCAATGTGGACAAGAAACACTTGTAAGTACGGTGATAATTTTGTGTATTTAAAACTTGACCCTGAAAAAGGTATTGTTGGATGTCAACAATTACCAACAATTGAGATTGAAAGACATGAAGCGGGTGCGGGAGCTAAAATTACGGTTAACGTTGAAAAACCTGAAAAACCAAAAGCCTTAGAATTTACTTGGAAGAATAAGAACATGACATTCCAATCATGGGAGATTGCTCACTTTAGATTATTGGGTGATGATAGAAAACTTCCTTATGGTACTTCTATGTTGGAAAAAGCAAGAAGAATTTGGAAACAACTTTTATTATCAGAAGAT